GATATGCAAAGAAAGTTTTTTTAATGATATTTTTAAAGAAATTAAAGATTTATCAACAGTACAAGTTTATGATGATTTCACAACAATAAATGGTGCTCTTGGAGTATCTTATGTTGATAAGATCAATCGTAATACTAGTGCAGGTAATCCTTGGAAGAAAAGTAAAAAATATTTTATGTATAGTATACCTGAAAAATTTGGATTATGTGATGCTGTTGATGTTAATCAAGAAATTAAAGATAATGTTAATAATATTATTAAAGATTATAGTGAAGGTAAACGTGCTATGCCCAATTTTTGTGCACATCTTAAAGATGAACCTGTTTCTTTCAAGAAAATAAAAATGAAGAAGACAAGGGTCTTTACTGGTGCTCCATTGGATTTTACTATAGTAGTTAGGAAATATTTATTATCAACTATTCGATTGATACAAAATAATAGAACTACTTTCGAATCTGCACCTGGTACTATTGCACAATCTTTAGAATGGGAACAATTATATAAATATATAACTAAATTTGGTTCACATCGTATAGTTGCTGGAGATTACAAATCTTTTGATAAGAAAATGAGTCCTGTTTTTGTTAAGGCAGCATTTGATATCTTATATGAAATATGTAAAAAATCTGGTAATTATACTGAAGAAGATTTATTAGTTGTCAAAGGTATATCACAAGATATAACTTTTCCACTTGTAGATTATAATGGAGATTTAGTTCAATTTTTTGGTACTAACCCATCAGGTCATCCTTTGACAGTTATCATCAACGGTTTGGTAAATTGTTTATATATGAGATATGCATATTATAAATTGAATCCTAATAAAGAAACCTTTTCTTTTAAAGATAATGTTGCTCTTATGACATATGGCGATGACAATATTATGTCTGTTTCCAAAAATATAGATTGGTATGATCATACTTTGATCTCAAAAAAATTTTCTGATATGGGCATTATTTATACTATGGCTGATAAAGAAGCGAAAAGTATCCCTTTTGTATCATTAGAAGAAACTTCTTTTTTGAAAAGAACATGGCGTTTCGATGATGATCTTAAAGTGCATTTAGCACCTTTAGAACATGAATCTATAGAGAAAATGCTTATGATCTGGTGTAGATCTAAATCTATAAGTGCTGAAGAACAGTGTATAGCAGTTATAACTTCAGCTGTAAGAGAATATTTCTTTTATGGTAAAATCATATTTAATAGTAAAAGAGACATGCTTATAAAATTGGCTTCTTCATTGAAACTAGAAGATTGGGTTCATGAAAATGTTTTTCCTACCTGGGATCAATTAGTTAGTGAATTCTATAAAAATTCACAACATTGTTTAAACAATTAAAAATTTAACCACGTGAGTTTATTGGTGATTCTCACGTTAATCTTAAATATTACCTTAGAGTTTTTATACTCTATTCTTCTATAACAGAAGAAAACTTGCAATGGTCTAATTAATCATTGCATTTTAAAATAAATTCCTACAAATAAAAAGGCAGGTCGTCCGTGTAAACGAACCAAAGTGTGTACTGGACTCACCAGTACCCAGTGTGGAGATGGATTCTCCACAAAAACAACTGCTTTATCTGATGATAAATATGAGTATATTTCCTTATCTGAACTTTCTAAACAAGTAGATCCACCTAAATATTATTTTAATTGTCAAATTCAATCTACAGAAACTGATAACTTGGCTGACAATACTGCAATGGGTTCTGATAATATACAGGAACAGGTAACAGGATTTATGGATGATGAGCCTGGTATGGAAATGGACATTGGTCAATCGATCAATATTCTTAAAGTAGATAAAACTATTAATTCAGATTTATCACAATTTTTATCTAGACCTACTAGGATTCATTCATTCTCTTGGACAGAAGGTACTACAATACCATTTACTGCTATAGATCCTTGGACATTATATTTTAATAATACTATTATTCGTAAGAAATTAGATAATTATGCTTTTCTAAAGTGTAATTTAAATATTAAAATTATTATTAATGCCTCTCCATTTTACTATGGTGCATTATTGTTTTCGTATCAACCATTGTCGGCGTTCAACCCCGCACCTATTGTTTTATCAGGAGGTAATGAATTAATTCCTTTATCTCAAAGACCTCATATTTATGCATATCCACAAAATTCTCAAGGTGGTTCTATGGTACTTCCATTTGTTTATTATAAACAATGGGTTCCAACAACCGCCACCAGTATTGCAGAATTAGG